GCAAAACTACAGCAACCCAGCCGCTCGCAATGAGAAGGCCGCCGCAGGTGTGAAGCCAGGAATGGTTTCAGTGAAATTTCCAGATAACTGCGCCACACCACAAAAATCGGGTGCCACCAAACCCAAATCACCACCTGGCTTTGCCAGTGGCTTGATTCCTGGGAAAGTTTAAGCCGCTTTCATGGCTAAACACCACTCGGTAACTCGCTTGCCTGATCTGGCCGGCGCACCGCCCCAACTGGCGACTGTGCAAGACCTGCTTGGGGCCAACCCGTTTCACACGGGGCATGAAGACCGGAAGCGCTCATCCAAGAAAAAGGGCTCAATCAATTTGGTACCAGTGTACGAGGCGCTCATTGACGAGGGGCTTGATCCAACTGTTGAGATGATCCGAATCCTCAAGGCCAAAGTGATGGTGACTGATCGTTCAGGGCAGCCAGTTCTTGACCAGGACGGCAGACACATGATGGCGGATGCCGTGGACAACGACACCAAGCTCAGGGTACTGAACGAGCTTTTGAGCTATACACAGCCCAAACTCAAGGCCGTTGAGATGAGAGTCTCCGGCCACCTGGAGCTTAGCAACGACCAGCTCGATCAGCGCCTACAAGCTCTTATGGCAAAGGCTCTAGTGTGAATTTGGCAGCATTGAATGAAGATGAGAAGCGTGAACTCTACGAGTTGATGCGTCTCAAAAATCTGAGATTCAAACGAGACCGTTTAGCCAACTACAAGCCTTACACGAAGCAAAAAGATTTTCACCACACTGGCTCATTTCGTGAGCGACTGTTCATGGCCGGCAATCAGCTTGGCAAGACCTGGGCAGGTGCCTTTGAGGTTGCTATGCATGTCACTGGGCTATATCCAGACTGGTGGCAGGGCCGGCGCTACCAGCATGCCACCAGATGGCTTGTGGGTTCAGAGTCCGCTGAGTTAACCAGGAAGGGTGTGCAGCGACTACTGATTGGCCCACCCGAGATTCGAGATGAGTGGGGCACAGGTGCTATACCTTTTGAGCTACTCAAAGACACCAGCATGCGTCCTGGGGTGCCAGATGCGATTAGTTCTGCCGTGGTCAAGCACATCAATGGTGAAGATAGTGTGATCCAGTTCAACAGCTATGACCAAGGCCGAAGCAAGTGGCAAGCTGACACGGTGGACGGCGTATGGTTTGACGAAGAGCCACCCCTGACAATTTACTCTGAGGGTTTGACTCGAACCCAAGCAACAGGTGGCATGGTGTTCGTGACCTTCACCCCGCTACTGGGTATGTCGGATGTGGTTAAACGGTTCCTGATTGAAAAGCCAGAGAGCGCCACCACCACCACGATGACGATCGATGATGCTGAGCACTACTCAGAAGCAGAGCGTAAATCTATCATCGCAAGTTACCCAGAGCATGAACGGGAAGCTAGGGCCAAGGGCATACCAGTCATGGGCTCTGGTCGAGTTTTCCCAGTAGCTGAGTCAGCCATCAAAGTTAGCCCCTTCCCAATTCCAGCATATTGGCCCCGGATTGTTGGCCTTGACTTTGGATGGGGTCACCCCACAGCAGCCGTTTGGCTTGCTTGGGACAGAGATACAGACACTTTGTATGTCACAGACTGCTACAGGCAAAAGGAAGCCAGTGTGCCAATCCATGCTGCCGCCATTCGCGGTAGAGGCGAGTGGTGCCCAGTGGCGTGGCCACACGATGGGCTGCAGCATGACAAGGGTTCAGGTGAACAACTAGCCCAACAGTACAAGAATGCCGGGGTGAACATGTTGCCCCAGAGAGCCACATTTGAAGACGGTAGCAACGGCTTAGAAGCTGGCGTGAGTGAGATGTTGGCCAGGATGCAGACCATGCGTATCAGAGTGTTTTCACACCTTGATGATTGGTTTGAAGAGTTCAGGCTCTACCACCGCAAAGAAGGCTTGATCGTCAAGTCGGGTGATGACCTTATGGCTGCAACTCGCTACGCAATGATGATGCGTCGCAAAGCCAAAACACAAGAAGAAGCCTCTAGCAAGCGTTCGCATATGGCGATGCCCGTGGTCGAGTTCGGCGTATTTGACCCAGTAGCTGGGTACTAGGATGAACATGGACTTTCCCAACCAACCACAAGTAGAGATTGAAATCAGCGACCCAGATCTGGCACAGCAAAGGGACGAGGACCGCTTACAGGCATTTGGATCTGGCTTGTCTCAACAGCGAGATGAGTGGATCAGAAGCCGCGCAAGCTACGGTATTGACAAGCGCTGGTTAGATGATGAGGACCAGTACAACGCCAAGGACAACGTAAACCGCGCCGCAAGCCAGATGATGACAAGTGTCGAACAGGGCTACCCCGTCACGGTTAACTACTCTAAACCTCACAGATCAACGGTGTTCATCGGTATGACCCGTCAAAAAACAAACAGTGCTGAGGCTCGCCTGTCCGACATCTTGCTTCCAACCGATGACCGCAACTGGGGAATCCAGCCCACACCAGATCCAAAGATCATGGGCATGACCAAGAGCACTCAGCCTGCGATTGATCCAGCAACGGGCCAGCAGATGGTAGACCCCAAAACTGGTCAGCCCATGGCGCACAAGGACATTGCAAGAAACATGATGGAGATGGCACGTGAAAGAGCTGATGCGATGCAGCGGGCTATTGACGACCAGCTCATTGAAGCTGAGTACAACGGAGAGATTAGGAAGGTGATGCACGATGCGGCAGTCTTGGGCACGGGTGTGATCAAGGGGCCAGTAGTAACTAACCGCATGCGAAAAGCTTGGCAACCCATGACGGATGGTTACGGCGAGACGGTACACCAAGTCACTTTAGTGCAAGAGATCGATCCAGCGAGCTTTCGAGTCGACCCCCGCAACTGTTGGCCTGATCCAGCAGCAGGTGAAGATATCCATGATGGCAAAGGCATTTACGAACGCACACAGATGACTACCAAGCAAGTGCGTGACCTTGCAAAGCAGCCTGGCTACATGAAGGAGCAATTGCGCAAAGTGCTGGAAGAAGGCCCTCAGCGCAGCGCCACGCTGGAAGAGCTGCGCGACGAGACCGAGCGCGATCAGACCAAAGCAACCTTTGATGTGTGGGAGTACTGGGGCGAGATCGACAAAGAGGACTTGATGGCCTCGGGTGTTGAAGGAATCGATACAGAAGACGATGAACTTAAAACTATAAGCGCCTGCGTGGTGGTGATCAACTCCACGGTGGTCAAAGCCTTTTTGAACCCGATCGAGAACGGTGACATTCCTTATGATTTCTTCGTGTGGGAGAAGGTCTCTGGCAGTTGCTGGGGCTACGGCATACCGTACTTGATGCGGGCACAGCAGAAGGTATTGAACGCCGCATGGAGGCAGATGATGGACAACGCTGGGGTATCAAGCGGCCCGCAGATCGTTATCAAGGCTGGCACGATCCAGCCGGCAGACAAGCAGTGGCAGCTCAGTAGCCGAAAGATTTGGTACGCAAGTGACGACGTGGACGATGTGAGGAAAGCGTTCACGACGTTTGAGTTCAACTCGCACCAGGCAGAGCTCTCAGCCATCATCAAGATGGCAGCGGAGTTAGCTGACCAAGAGACGGGTGTACCCATGCTCATGCAGGGTGAGAAGGGTAGTGCGCCCGATACGGTTGGCGGCATGCAGATGTTGATGAACAACAGCAACGTGGTTTTGCGGCGCCTCGTGAAGCAGTTCGACGACATGATCACCAAGCCGCACATCAAGCGTTACTACGACTACAACATGATGTACAACGAGGATGAGGAAGTTAAGGGCGACTTCACCATCGATGCAAGGGGAAGCTCAGCCCTGATCGTGCGTGACATCCAGAACCAGTCATTTCTCAACTTATTGGCCGCTGGTGCTAATCCAATCTATGGTGTGTATCTGGACACCAAGAAGTTGTTTGAGAAAGCGTTACAAGCGCAGCACATCGACCCGGCTGAGGTGTTTAAGTCAGACGAAGAGATCGAGCAGATCAAAGAGCAGCAAAAGCAAGCATCGCAACAAGGCCAGCAGCAAGATCCAAGGCTAATGGCCGCGCAGATCAGGGCTCAGTCTACTATGGAGCAAGCCAAGGCTCAGAACCAGAGCGACATGATGGAGCTTCAAACGCGCCAGCAAATCGCACAGCAACAAGCGCAGATGCGCATGGCAGAGCTCCAGATGACACGCGAGATCGAGATGCTAAAACTTTCTAACAGCCAGAACATGAGCTTGGAACAAATCAAAGCGAAGCTGGCCGATACGGCCATCAAAGAGCGTGGCAAGAAGGAACTCTTCGCTGCAGAACAACGCCTGAAGCTGGTCGCTGGATCAGGCATTTAAGGAAACATCATGGCTATAAACGGAATAACGGCTTCAGTACTAGCCACAAAATACAATAGGGGTGATGCTGCCGACGTTCAAAAATACATTGATTCAGAGGGCATAACGCAAGCCGACGTTATGAAATATTTCCCTGATTTTAATTTGAGTACGCTTAAGGGAATTACTGTGCCAGCCGCCGCTGCAACGACTAATTCCGCAGCGACTAACACTGCTTCGGCGGCAACCACCACTGGTAGCGGCCTAACGGGTGACATCGCTAAGGAATTGATGTACCGCTCAAGTGCTGGTGGCGGGGCAACGACAGCAGAGTTTGACAAGTACGGCGGCTTTAATGCGGTCAATGCGGCCGCTGGTGCGGCGGGATACGCGCCAACGCCTACATGGATCGCTGGATATGAAAAGTCCAAGGGCATGGCGCCCAGTCAATACACGCTTACCAATATCGACGCATTCAATTATGGCGGCATCGCCTACAACAAGGGGCCTGAGTACGGAAGTTATGGCGGTGCTGTTCCTTTGAATCTTGCTGGCCTACAGAACCAGACGAATACGCAAATTGGTGACTTGACAAGCAAATACGATAAACAAATTGGCGGCTTAAATAGCCAATATGGTTTGCTAAACACCCAGTACGGCACGCTTAACACAAGCTACCAAGATTTGTTAAAGCAGTTTGCGGCGCTCAAGTCAAAAAGTAATTCATCAGCATCTTCATCCAATTTGACTACGAACTCCGGCGTGGTTACAACGGGTGCAACAAACACAAGCGGCTTAGGCGGTACCCCTGGAACTTCGTCTACTGGCGCGGTGTACGGCCCAGACGGTACGGCCTACCCTAGCCCAGCAGCGGCGATCGCGGCCGGTGTCTACAACTACACCATGTTCCCGCCTACCGGCGCGGGTCTGCCCAAAGGCGTAATGACAAACACCATCAGTGCAGCAGATACCAAAGCGCTGTCTGGCGTGACTGGCAATTACTTCGGCGGCACTAATCAAAATCCAGATAACCCCTGGGTCAATCTATATCCAACGAAAGCATAACCATGGCTACAGTAAACGCAACCACTGATAGAAACAGTTTAAACGGCTCAGTCCTCGTGACATGGGCTCTTGCCGATGCTGACACTGGAACGGCTTTTCCAATTCCTTATGCAGCTGATCTGACAGTGCAAGTCTCAGGCACTTTTGGAAGTGCGACAGCAGTGCTTCAAGGTTCAAACGACGGCACCAACTGGTCAACGCTGAATGCTTGGATTGGCACAAACACTTTATTCACAGCAGCCGGTATTCGCAAAGTAACGGAAAACCCCGGTTACATTCGCGCCATCTCAAGCGGTGGTACCAGCTCATCGATTAGCGTTGTGGTTGCTGTTAAAGCGATGTTTGATAAGAAAGCTTACTGATGAGAGAGGCTGGCCAATACGTAGCTCTCTTATTCCTGGCACGAGACATGGCTCACCGTGCGCATTTGAAGGCTACAGGACCTGGCAGCTTTGCCGCTCATATGGCGCTTGGTAGTTTTTATCAAGGAATAGTTGAGCGAGCTGACGCCTTTGCTGAAGCCTACCAAGGTCGTTACAACGAATTGCTTGATATTCCACTACTGGAGAATGACTATGCCGGAGAAATTTCAGATGTACTTGAGCAGCAAATGGCTTGGATTGAAGACAACCGTGAGCAAATTTGTAAGCGCAATGAAACGGCGCTTCATAACTTGATTGACGAAGCTGTTGCACTGTATCAATCAACGCTCTATAAATTGAGATTTTTGGAATGAAGATTGACAAATGAATTTAGTCTCATCAAAATACGACTCACGGGCACTTGTGCCCTTTTTTTATGATTGATTTCAGCTCGCCCGCTTGGCACCAAATTAAGAGGTGGATTCAAGAGGAGCTGGAAAAAGTGCGTTTAAAGAACGACGCTGCTTTAGACCAAATTCAAACTGCCGCTCTTCGCGGTGAAATCCGATTACTTAAAAGAATTCTCGACTTGCCTAACCAGGCAACTCGGGGTGTAGCCGCTGAACCGGATGATTAATCCCGTTTAGCTTTGTTAGTCAAACCGCCCTTGAGGCGGTTTTTTTATGGGCGTTTGAAAAGTGGAAGAAAACCAAGAAAACATGCAAGAGCTTTGGAACGAGGAAGCAGCGATTCTCCAAGCCGGTGATGAGTCACCCGCAAAAGAGGAGGTCGTTGTCGCGGAGCAAGCTTCGCCAAGCCCCGAACCAGAGCCCGAGATTGTTGAACCGGAAGACCCTCTTGCTGGGTTGTCAGACACCGTCAGAGCAAAGCTTGCTCAGATTGACGAGCTGGCACAAGCAAACGCTCAATTGCTGCATCACGTCAAAACGACAGAGGGTCGAGTCGCGG